AGTTATTGAAGAAATGGAAGCTGACATTCTTGCTGCTGCTGAAGAATCAGTAGAAGAAATCAAGAATGAACTTGAAGAGCAAGTTGACGCATACCTCAACTATATGGTTGAAGAGTGGGTCAAGGAAAATTCAGTTGCTATTGAATCTGGCTTGAAGTCAGAAATCGTAGAAGACTTTATGTCAGGCTTAAAGAATCTCTTTGCTGAACATTACATTGACGTTCCAGAAGAGAAAGTTGATGTAATTGAGGCAATGGCAGAAGAAGTTGAAGAGTTGCAGAACAAGCTTAATGAAGCTTTGAATAACAACATTGAACTTTCACAAGCTATTGTTGAAGCAAGAAAATCAGAAATAGTTACTTCAGTATGCGAGGGACTCACCGCCACGCAGTCTGAGAAAGTAAAGACACTCGCAGAGGGTGTAGAGTTCACCACAGAGGGTGAATACATTAAGAAAATGAGTATAATTCGTGAGAGTTATGCGTCATCTGACCCAAGTAAGGTGAAGACGACTACGAAGCAAATTCAGTTAGCTGAAGCTTCAGATGTTGTAGTTGCGGATGAACTTTCCCCTTCAATGGAAAAGTACGTTCGTGCGATCTCTAGAACTCTACCACAATAATTTTAAAGAAGGAATAGAAAATGTATCTCTCAGAACAAATTCAAAATAAGTGGGCTCCTGTATTGGATCACCCAGACATGGCAAGGATTACGGATCCATATCGCCGTGCAGTAACCGCAGTCGTACTTGAGAACCAAGAACGCGCACTTCGCGAAGAAGCAGGTATTCTTAACGAAACACTCCCACCAAACTCAGCTGGTTCAGGTGGTTTTGGCTCAGGCGCAGCTGCTGGTGGTCCAGTAGCTGGTTTTGATCCAATCTTAATCAGCTTGGTTCGTCGTTCATTACCTAACTTAATGGCATATGATATCTGCGGCGTTCAGCCAATGACAGGTCCTACAGGCTTGATTTTTGCAATGCGTTCAATTTACGCAGGTGCTAACTCAAATCTTGCAGTATACGGCGAAGCTCTCTTTAACGAAGCTAACACCGCATATTCTGGTAACGGAACATTCAGTGCGTTTTCAGCATCTGCAAATGCTAACTTGTCAGTATCTGGTGGTCAGTCAAATGCATCAATCTTCGGATTAGCTAACACAGGTTATGGTTTCCCTAACGGTGTTGGTGAAGACTTAGGTGGCGCATATACAATGAACCAGATGGGCTTCTCAATCGAAAAGGTTACAGTAACTGCAAATACACGTGGATTGCAAGCTGCTTACACCCTCGAATTAGCTCAAGACTTGAAGGCAGTTCATGGTCTTGACGCAGAAACAGAATTGGCAAATATCTTGTCAACTGAAATTCTTGCTGAAATCAACCGTGAAGTTGTTCGTACTGTTTACGCAACAGCTGTCCCAGGTGCTCAGTACTCATCAGTCCCAGGTCTCTTTAACTTAGCAGTAACTGGTGGTGATACATCAGGTCGCTGGCAGGTTGAAACCTACAAGTCCTTGATCTTCCAGATTGAACGCGAAAGCAATAAGATCGCTAAAGACACCCGTAGAGGGAAAGGCAATATGATCATCTGTTCAACAGATGTTGCATCTGCCCTCGCTATGTCAGGTCTTTTGGATTATCAATCAGCATTAACCAACAACACCAATTTAACAGTTGATGATACTGGTAATACATTCGCTGGTACACTCTTCGGACGTGTAAAAGTGTATGTTGATCCATACTCAGTTGCTGGCGCAGACTATGTTGTAACAGGCTATAAGGGTAATGTGGCATATGATGCTGGATTATTCTACTGCCCATACGTTCCTCTCCAGATGGTACGTGCTATCGATCCTAACACTTATCAGCCAAAGATTGGCTTTAAGACCCGTTATGGTATCGTAGCCAACCCATTCGCTCAGGGATTAACACAGGGTCTCGGTGCTCTTACGAATAATACCAATGTGTATTATCGCAAGTTTATCGTTGCCAATTTGAAATAGTTGTGACGAAAATTCAGTTATAACTATAACAATAC